ACATGATGGGGCTTTCTCACTGGGTAATTCATATGAGCCCTAAGCCATGCAATGTTGATGCTCTTGGTGAAACAGAAGTTATTCATGCACAAAACCTTGCAACCATTTATTTGCACAAAGATTTTCGCAAAGATAAGCCAGAAGACATTCGTGCAACAATGGTTCATGAATTACTTCATTGCCATATGAGTCATATATCAGAAGTCGTACATGAAATACTTAAACCAGAGGATGATGATGCAAAAGGCAAAGCTATTCACAAAGCAACAATTTCAGTTGTTGATTACGAAATTGAAAGAATCATTGACGCAATATCGGAATCACTTGGTAAATGGATGCCAACACCCGACATGCCAAGAAAAAAAGTTGCAAAACCAAAAGTTGCAAAAAAAGCAATAAAGAGAAGATAGTTAATGATTCCAAATTGTGTAATTGTAAAAAAAGATCAAACTCAATATATTTTGTTTGATAAGTCAGATGTTATTACAAATGGAATTAGAAATGGTAATGGCTGGGAAGGGCATCTGGAAACTATCTCAGAAAGATTTTTGGTAAACGCTTTTGACGGTGTAGTCCTAGATATTGGTTCCAACTTAGGAAGTTACTCAATTCCTCTAGCGCATAAGTTTCCAAGAATTACATTTCATGCATTTGAACCCCAAAGAATTATTTTTTACCAGCTGTGTGCAAATATTGTAATCAACTCTTTACAGAATGTTATTTCTCACAACTATGGCATATCAGACCGTAATGATAATTTCATGTCAGTAATGCCAGACTATGCTACAGAAACGAACATTGGGGCGTTTAGTCTTGACCAGGAGACTCGGGATAATCAGTATGAGTTCGCAACCAAAGGTCCGATGGAGAATATTGAAATTAAGATTCTTGACGAACAAAACTTCACCAATGTAAAACTGATTAAAATTGATGTTGAAGGTCTTGAAATGGAAGTCTTAAAAGGCGCATTGAAAACTATTGAAGAAAACAATTACCCTCCAATTATTTTTGAAGCATGGACATACAAGCCGTGGTATCTTAAAAGAAGAGAAGAGCTTATTAAGTTTGTTGAATCACTGGGTTATAATATAACCACTGTTGGAGAAAATAATATTGCCCAGCACAATACTCAACCGCAAATAGAATTTAGATTTGAGGTGATTAAGAATGTCTAGACAAGATAGGATTACCCATGCAGTGTATTTCACACTTCATGCAATTACAATTGCTATACTGTTATTCAAGTAATGAAAATATTTAATTTTAAACATACTGTTCGTCTATACAAGATGAACCGTATATGGGGTGACAACTCTCTTAAAGCAGTATATTATGCTCTACAGAGGAAAGCACTAGTTGCTGTGTTTAAAACTAAAAAATAATACAATGGCGAGTAGCTCAGTTGGCAGAGCAAGGGACTGTTAATCCCTGGGTCGTAGGTTCAAGCCCTACCTCGCCAGCCATGATAATTATTGATAACTATGTGTCTGTAGAGGACCAGGAGTATCTTTACGATTACTTCACCAACCCTCAAGTTCCTTATCGGTTCTATCGCAGCCATATCTATCATGAGGGTGAGGTGTGGACTCATGCGCCAATGCAGATGTCTCATCACCTATATGAATCTGAATCAGATGTCGCATCCAGTCATCTCCCAGCGATTCAAAAGCTTGTCGCAAATCTGGCTGAGAAGTTTGGAAACATTAAATTATTGCGGGCTAAGGTAAATGTTACCTCTCCATATCCCCCAATGATGAATTATCAACCCCAGGTTCCCCATGTTGATTTACAATACGATAATGGCGATCCAGTTGATCATAAAGTTCTTCTATATTACATAAACCAGTCAGATGGACCAACTTACTTCTTTGACGAAGCATGCGAGCTCCAGGACACTTTATATCCGAAGATGGGTCGGGCTATCGTCTTTGATGGTAGCAATATCCATGCCGCTTCAAATCCCGTTCACTCCCCATTCAGGATGGTTGTCAATATTGACTTCCAGACACAGACATGAGCAATATTTTGTGGATATGGTGGATGTTTGAATTACTTCTGCTATTCTTGTCTGATATGGCATATTACATTCTCGGTCTTATTGTTTTATGGTGGGTAGCAAAAAACATACTAAGCCAAAGGCATCGTAATAAATCCCTTACCACGCATAGGCTTAGGGATGCGTTTCGTCAGTCTTTTGACGAATAGGCTTGACGCTTTGCCAACAGTGCGTCAAAGTCTTTGATTTTGGTATCGCCCATATAACCCCAGGCATAACCTTCTTCAATCAGTTGTTCGTTGAGCGAGCGGGTATCACCATCAAGGTATACCCATCCCAAGATACGCCCATACTTCTCGGAACTATCGGGGAGCTCTGTTTTCACCACAACGGTCTTGGCGGAATCAATTGATTTCTTTAGCTTGTCTTTGACCTCAAGCCCTAATGCTTTTTCCTTTGCATCCTTGGTGCGTGACTCAGGCGTGTCAATTCCAGCGAGTCGGACTCTTTGAGTATACGAGATATTAAACCCCAGATCAATGTCCACATCAATGGTGTCTCCGTCAACAACTTTCAAAACTTTCTTAATTCTATATTCGTACATGATATATTATATCACGATTAACTGTCTATATAGAACCCAAGCCTATTGGTATCTTCAGCTTCAACAAACCTCATGGATTGTGGGGGGTTAATCTCTTCTCCCTCCCACACAGGTATTGCTATATTGTTGCCGTATACAAAGTCGGGGTTGCCCCTTAGATGTATCTCAATAAGTTTACCCCCGATAAATTCACAGTTGATTGTTTTGTAAAAGAGTGGTATCTTGCCCAACATCCCAGGTTGCGGAATAGATGTTTCTATCTTCTCCCATTTTATAAATTTTGAATGAGGTGCATTCGGGTGTGGAGTACCTTTAACAGTCAGCACAGGCTTGTATAGGTGGTAATCAACGCTAATGTGATCGCCCGTGAAGAATTCACACCAGAACTCTCCAGGGTGGAGTTCAAGGGTGCAGAAATCCAGCCAGACCTTGCGAGCACCTATACCCATACCCTCAAAGTTGATGATTGGTCTTACCATGTAAAAGTCGGGTTTGGGAACGGGCATACCCCTTGGTCCGCACATATGCCCAGCTTTCTTTGCAACAATCAGCTTGTCAAAAACCCATAAATGGTCATTGTTAGCAATTGACCACATATCATAATCGTTACGCACAGCCAATTTTATCATGAGTGGGTCCGAAAGTACTAAGGATCTTTAAGCAGTGTTTAAGCAATCTTTAACAAACCCTACCATTCGTCCATCCCATACCCTACCATTTGTCATCTGCATTCCCGCCGAATAGTGTATACAGGGACACACTTCGTGTATACAGGGCTACACTTCGTGTATAATATAAGGCTTATGCCACAGTACGATTACAAGTGTTCTAATGGACACCTCTACTCTGAGTTTAGATCCATTCTGGAAGATAGTAAGATAGAATTATGCCCCGAGTGCAACGCTTCGCTAAAACAAATCTATTCCCCGCCGATGATTGAGCTCAAAGGTAGTGGATTCTACCGTAACTCTAAAAAGTAGAACATAAATAAACTTAGTGATATAATATATGTGCGCACTCGTGGTGCTGTTGATCCTGTTGGTTCCCGCCAACACAATGGCATGAGTTTCGCTATCTTAGGACCGTTATAGTTAACATCTGAGAGGAAAGAGAGACCGCCCGCAAAGCGGTCTCTTTTCTATTCCCCCGAAACTTCCCCAGGCTTCCCCCCAGCCGCATCCTAAGATATCCCCCCGAACTTTTAAACCAGCTCCCGCCCCTTTCCCGCCCAGACCATATTTTAGAAAAATTGAGTACATATTAAAAGAGGGTTATGCCGTTATTTCAGGGTGTCCGTGTTTCCTCTGTTGGGTAGGGTCAATGCCTACAGGCTGAGAATGATCCAATTCCCGACACAATTCCCAAACTAATTTACAAGTATCTATATAACCCTTATTCCATAAGGGTTATAGGGGGTAAGATTACTTGCAAGGCTTGACAGTCACGGGGTATAGTTATTTCATGAGGTTGACCAACGGGGTCAGCCACTAGCGAAAGGGTTAGATATGAGCAAGATCAAGGCAAGGTTCACCTACAAGGTGAGCGCAGAGGCTAAGGCTCTAGTAGCCAAGAGCCTCAAGGCAGTAGAGGCAGAGCGGGCGAAAGATATCAAGGCAGGGCATAAGGCTACCTATGTAGACCTAGTGCTACTTACGGCAGTGGCTGAGGCTCATGTACGGGGCGAGAGCGTAGAGGCTCTACAGGCTCAAGTATCGGTAGCCTATGAGACTGGCGAGAGCGTTACAGTGCCTGCGGTATTGCGATATCAGCACCTCAAGGGTAAGGCAGGCAAGAGCCCTACCGAGGTTAATGATCGCCCCGACAATGCTATCCAAGTACGCCTAGACAGTCTCGCAACGGTCAAGGGCATGGCATGGGTCAAGGGTATCCAAGCCCGTAGAGCCCTAGCCTATGGAATGAGGGTCAAGGCTACCGATCCCGAGATTGCCGATCTCGTGGTGTTCGCCAAGAGGTAGGCGAAAGGGGGGCGCAAGCCCCCCTACCCCCCCCCTCGTGGGCGTAGGGGGTTATCGGGGGAATATTTAGTATATAATCACACAAACAATAACAGAAAAGGAAACATTATGAATACCGAAATTAGACCAGATATCCGAATGAAAGGTATGCCAGTAGCAGTATCAAAATCAGGACATATCCTGACCATATGGGTCTCAAGCCCTACTGGGGATAGTTCCGATAGTCACCTATTCACTATGCCATGCGTCAATGAGGCTCAAGCCGACATTATCATGGAAACATGGATTAAGTGTTGGGGGCTCTAATGAATTGGTTCGGGCTCTTTACGATATTTCTAGGATTCACCCTAGTAGTGATATGGTTCGCCTATGAAATAGGCTACGAGAAGGCAGTCAAGGATATGATGATGTCCCGTAAATGGGTCTATCGTAATAACGAAGAATAGGTAAATACAAAACCCCCCGAGAAATCGGGGGGTTTATCTATGTCTAAAATTACACTGGCGTATACCCCTGGACTTCTGAACTTGAGTACTCTCAAAAAATTACCTTTATGTAATATTAGATACAACCCTTTATGGAGCTAAACTTACACACCTGTAATATTAGACCCAGGCGGGCGGAAGGGGTCGCTACGCTGAGGATGCACGCCCGCGTTTTAAATAAACAAC